GGCCTCCCATTCGAAGAGAATCGCCCGGACATCATGGAGGATCCCCCTTGCGATATCCGCTTTCGGGTACCGGCTTCCTGCAATTCCTCCGGCATGGGCTGCCGCAGAGATCACCCGGCCATAAAAATTACGGAACCGTTCGGTCCCGAAGATCAGATATCCTGCGTACTCTACTGTATTCCTGATCTCTGCGTTCAAGGAACCAAGGAATTCCAGAGACCAAGCAGCCCGGTAGCGGCCGGTATCCACCGGTGAAGTCTGCACAATCTCCCGATGGAGTTCGATCACCGAATTCCGGAACCGATCATCCATCGGCGCAAGAATGGCGTCAACTGTGAGTGCCTCTTTCACTTCCTCAATCCCGCTGATCTCTATATCAAACATTCGTCAGAAAACTCCTTTCAGGAGGGGGACCAGATTGTCACCACCCAGGATAGCGATCAGGATCATGAGCAGGATCTCCTGGCGATACTCCATCACCACGTCCTTGATAGATCGCTCCCGTTTCTCTTCTGCAGCACCTGTAGCGCATTCCAAAGCTTGACCATACACCTGGTCCTTGATCATATCGATCTTCGTGCAGACCGCCTTCAGATCGGTTTGGATCACATCCAGGCACTTGTTGAATTCACCTTTCATCACCTGCATCCTGCGATCGCACTGATCCTGGTCCACGTACTGGTCGCTCATAGTCCATCCACCCTCACAACCATGGTGTCGTAGTCTCCCGAAAGGGCTGCCCAGATGTACGCATCAAGGATCTCCTGGGCCCGGGCACGATGTGCTGTGACAGAGTCCTCGGTATTCTCCGCATCGATATCCCGCGTCCCGTCCATTGCGTACCTCGTGATCAGGCCAGCAATGGATAATTCCAGGGAGGCTGCCTTGAGCTGTGCGTTTCCTGCCGTTCCGGTAAGGCCCTGCTCCGCGAGCTTCGCATCGATTTCCCGATCGGCCTGAGCGATGATTGCTTCCAGGGTGGCCTGCAGGAGGGTGGCACCAGTGAGGGATGTGAGTTCGGTGTAGGTGCAGTAGGCCATCAATGACCAACCTCCGGACGATCTCTCACGTCAAGTGTCTTGGGGGAAGTTAGGGGATCAACGGGTGACGATTCATATTTCATCGCCAGCTCATGTTTATCCCCCTCTCCCTGGTGAGGAGTCGAAGATACCTCTAAGAACTCCTGTTCGGCAGCGGTGAATTGCGTCTTATCCTTGGCACACTTCTCCCGCCGTTCGGCATAATCCTGTGACAGGTATTTCGCAGTTTCTGAGGTAATCATGGAGGGTATATCCCTCCTGATTAGTACTGCAAGCGAGCGGTTGCGTTTGCAATGAGATAATTCGTCCCAAACCGTGCGCGAACGGCACACCCAACGAGATCACGAACGGGATCCTTGTACTGGTCGATGTAGATATCTTTCTCCATCGCAATGGCTCCTGATCGTTTGGAGTCGAGGATCAGTCCGCCGATATCGTCATTGGTGTCGAAATCCCAGATGTAGGTCGCGCTGTTGTCCGTGACGTTGTTGGTGTAGACACTGCATCCAAGCAGGGTACCAATTCGGCCGCTCATAGTCACTTGGGTCCCGACCTGGGTATTTAAGGACGTGAAGTGCTGGAGGATGAAAGCTTCTGCCTCAGGGTGCAGGATGATCACATCCGGATTGAATCCCGCACCGCGGACCGCAGATATTGCTTCTGCCGTCTTTGCGAGCGTGGCGGCAGCAGTTGCAGCGGCGGCACAATCCGCAGCGAGACCGGAGTTCTGGAGGATGACCGAGAGTGCCTCCTGGTTGAGGGTGTTCTCGATCCGCTCTCCTGCTTTCCGGACTTCCAAGGCGATCACGTCATAGAGGCCGCGATCCACCATCTCCTGGGAGATGAGGGGGCGGTCACCCCACTTGTAGATCGTGAAATCCCGGGAGGTGTAGGTCTGGTTGTCAACCGGGTGTTCTGCTCCTTCCGCAACTTTGGGAGCATACCTGCCGGTCTCACCAACTGGAACCGTAAGGGTGCCAGCACTTGCCCGGAGTGTCGGGATGGCCTGCCTCATACACTTTGCAGGTTCAGCACCTTCCAGGACCGTAGCGTACATCTCAGTCTGGAGAAGCGTGGTCGATACAATATCGGTCGCAAGTAGGAGTTCCCTGACATTCTCGATTTTGTTGCCGTTCCATGCGGAAAGTGCACGCGGGATAGTCTCGATGATCTTCTTGGTCTCGTGCGGTGCGTCTGCAGCTCCGATGGCGAGAGCCAGGTATTTTTCGAAGAATTGTGTCATCGTTTCACCTCAAGAACTCGCAGTCTGGGTCGGACTGGTGATGATTCGAATCCGGACTTTTGAACCTACGGTGGCTGCACCTGCTACCGAGTCCTTCAGGGTTTTTCCGATGGGACCGGTGGCCTGGGTATCCTGCGTAGCGGCATGTGTACCGATCGCAGGATCATATTCGATCACGGTACCGGCAACAGCCCCAATCATGACCCAGTGGCCTGCATCAACGGCGGAATCATCGGCTGCCATCATGACGGTCACTTCATTCCCATCCTCGGCAACAGCAACGGGTCCACCAACAGTTGGCTGGCTGTTTAGAGCAACACCAACAAATGCACCAAGCGTGGTGCCGGAAGGATGAACGGTATCATCCACCCCCGTTGCCGCAAGAGATACACAAGATCCCCGCAGGATCGCGGCGCCGGCATAGTATGTCCGAACCGGTCCGGAATAACTGCACATGGGGTCAAATGCGACCAAGGTAGTTGCTCCCATGGTTACGCTCCGTGAACTTCGCCCCGGTTATTGATGATTACGCGGCGGGGCGGTTCTTCCAGTTCCTTCACCGCCGGAATGACGGCGGGAGGTGCCGGTTGTTTTTCCATCTTTTCAATACGTGCAGCAAGTGCCGCCATCGAGTCAGAGAGTTCCTTAGGAACCTCTATTTTCGGTGCGGGTGCTGCGATCTTCGCCTCGAGCTCCTTGTTCTTCACTTCGAGCTGAGCGAGTTTCGCTTCTAATTCTTTAATTTCCATCTCAGACTCCTCCGGTTCTGCCGGCGGGTTATCTGTCGCTTCACTTGCCCTGATCCTACATGCCTCGCATGCACCACGGTTTACCGTTGCGAGACCAAGGAACGTCAGCGTCTCCGCTTCCATCCTTTTCGTCTCCGGGTTATACCGTTCCTCGCCACCATGCTCCACACTGACATAGTTGATTTCTCCTGCCTTGACGAGAGCAATCGCATCCTTGCTCTGCGAGGTGAGACCATGCCAGAAGATGTCCCCTTTGACCGCTGCATCCTCAAATCGGTGGTTCAAGACCCTGCCGATCTTATCGGTGATAGAGCGAGGAGATCCTCCTGCGTGGCGAGACCACACGCTGTTGTCCCGCCAGTTGGTGGCATATTTTTCAAGCGTTCGCGAGGGATAGAATAGGGGTGTCCGCATCGCGGAATCCGTCCATTCCCCTTCTGCAAGGACTTTGACGCCCTTGGCAAGGAGACCGCCATCTACTTTCTCAAGACCACCCGGCTTGATGCTGGTGAGGTCGAAGGAAAGGAGGCGGCGGAAGGGCTTGTATTCCGCTTCTTCGCGTTCTGATGCTGCGGGTTCGAACCTGATAGGTTTGTAGTCGTGGTCAGCAAGCCACTTCCTGGCTTCCTCGACCGTGAAAACATCCTTGTCGAACCGGATGGCTTGAACCTCTGCGGTGTCATTTTTGACACCATAAATGACGTGAACGCCACGCCCGAACTTGTTGTTCTGCCTGCGCATCCTATCATACTGATCCGGGTCAGTAATCCGGGCTGCGTGCTCACCGGGGTATGGCATGAGTTAATTTCGTTTTAAAAGGTATATAGGAATTTATTTGTACTGAGGGGCTTGTTTCATCTTTTGAATGCGTTTCCGAATCCCATCTGGTGTAAAAGTCACTCTATAAAGCTCATGCAAATTATAGGCGATCTCTGAAGGGAAGAGTTTGTCCTTGTGTTCATCGATATAGCGGATCATTGGGGGAGTGAGGTGGATTCCTGACGTCATAGAGCTTTTTTGCGGAACAGGTGAACGCTAAGGATATTCACGGCCTTTTTAATTTGGATTATCTCTTCCTGAAGTGCAGCAAGTTTCTCATCAATGGTAACTGTGGAGCTCCTGCCCATCGGCCGGTACGGTTTTTCACCCATTCAATCCTCCACCACTGGCAGCAGCACGCAGCGGCAGTTCGGGTGCAAGGGGATATCCGGAATATCCGTGATCGGGAAGACCTTCCCATCCATCGGCCCGCATTCATCGCAGAGTCGCTCATCGTGGGCGGTGAGCCATTCCACCTGCTTGAAACCCTGCTGGCCATAGCGAGTGATTGCACCCTGGTTGAATGAGTACATCGTTTCCGTGCGGGCCATGGTTCGTGCCCTGGTGATC